TTGTTACGGTAGAATCAGTACCTGATGCACCAACCTCTAACCGAAGGCGCTGCGCAAGTTGCAGTAAATTCATTAGACGTAATAGCTACGTTGATTAGCTGCAAACCAGTTTCTTCCTTCTTGTGTATCTTCAAGCAAACTTACTGGGTATGCTGGTTGCTGTAATTTCTTGACTCTTGTCTGCTTCAGTCCATTTGAATCTTCATACTGCTCTGTAGCCATCTCATGAGTAAAAGTGAACAATGTGTTCAAGAATTTTCTTGCTGCTTTTATAGGTTGACCGCGAGTTACATGAACGTTCTGGCCATTAACTCCAAGTGTTAGAACTGGTGACTCATCCTTGCTTCCTGGTTGAACAACAAACACAACCTTTTCTTCCATAAACGCCAAGTCACGAGCATACTTTTTAATATTGTCATCTTTCAAAGACTCATCAGTTACCGTGGCAAAATTTAAATCTTGCAGGGTGTCATACACTTGCTGTTCTGGGATGCTTGAGTGCAGATCAATATTTGTATTCTTTGGTTCTGCCACATCATTGGTATTAATCATTGGTCTTTTTGCTGGTCGTCTTCCTGCCATATATCCTCCGTTTGGTTATTAAGATGTTGCTGGAAGCGCCCATTTCTGAACGCTTCCGTTACTACAATCACAACATGGTGATTAAGCTACTTGTGGTCTTGGTGGCAGAGTTGTAACGCTTACAGGTGTGCCAGTTCCAACATTGGATGTATTCCAAGCAGTGGTACCTGGTGTAAATGGATTGGTTACAGCACTACCGACTTTCAGAATCACATACCCAACAGGACAAAAGTCATCAGGGATTGACGCAAAGTTTGGAGCAGTGATAAATTTGCAAGCAGCATTACTACCATCAGTAGAGCCGGTCAATGCCTGTGGGTTTCCTTGAACTGCAACAAGATCGCCAGCAGCATTAAATCCATACACCAATGCGCAACCAAAACCTGGCTGCACCGCAACAAATGTAGTCCCAGTATTTGAATCATTAGTCGGATGAGTCTGATTACTGCCCAAAGTTTTGGTATAGGTCTTTCCCTGAATTGCATACGTTGTTGCTGTTGCAGCCGTGATAGTACTGGTTGTTCCTACCGCCAAACCGCACTTTGAGAAGGCTGCGGTTATACCTCTGTAATCGATTGATTGAGACATTCTCAACTACTCCTTATAAATTTGCGATTGCGCTAAAACTTAATGCGCTTAGTGGACTGATGTATACTGCTCCAGGTGCAACAGTTCCATCATTAACAGCAGTTGTGCCGCCAACAAAATCACCCGTTCCAGTTGGGTTCAATAACAATATGCCGAATATAGCTTCGTCGGCTGGTAACAAAGGCCATGTAATAGCCGCCAAGGTTGAACCTTGCGTACCGTAACGATTAGTGATTGTTCCTGAACTGTTGATGGTAAACACCACGACATTAAATAAAGCATTCGTAGTATTAGCAGCAGTAGTTAATGTGATCAGATTATCTGTTGCGGCTTTCTTAACCAATACTCCACCAACAAACCCATAGTAATCGGTTGTTGATTTAATCTTAGTCGTAGTAGTTGCAACAGCTAATGTCGGAGTGGTCAAGGCAACATTCCCCAGTCTCTTGTAAATCTTTTCCAGCACTAGAACTAAGTTCCGAGCATCGGATTTATTAGAGAATTGGTTAATGCGTTGGTTGAGTTTTTCCATTGTCATGGCATCACCCCTTAGCTAGTCAGCGCATTAGCTGCCACTTCAATCACTGCCATTTGACCTTCGTTCAGGCGCACGGCGTTGTAATAGAAGATTGAACCAACATAGCCACGTTGACCATGAGGATCGGCTTTATCTTTCTGTCCGGTTGGCAATAGAGTGATATTGTCTTTGTCAAAACCTTGCAATCCCAAGTGTCCCCATGCATCTTGCGAACCAACAACAACTTGATACACATCAGCAGAAGTACCTGTTAAAGATTTTAAAGGAGGAACTACACCAGCAATAGCGGCACCGCCATCTTGAATTGAGATCAAATCAGGAGATGCGATAAAGCGAAACTCTTCGCAACGACCAAATTCATTCTCTACTGCTTTCGATGCTTCTGGGTAACGTTCAACTGGCGTAAAGTTTGGAAGATCACGAATGTCAGCCGCTAAGTCAGTATGAATAAACACAGGGAAGCAATAACCACCGATAGGCGCTGTATTGTAATTACCATTGGCAGGAATAGGCATAAACATCCGGCGAACAGGTTCGGCATGGTTTGCCATCAAGCTACGAGCAACACGACGAAGCAAGTTCAATGAGATTGTTCCATTAACCGTTGCGCGGCTAGTTCCAGTACCGCCATAGAACTTATTGGTACAACCTTTCAGCACGCCGAACAATTGCATTTCGCAGATCAGCCCGGTACGTTCACCAACCATTTCCTCCATCACTTTCGGGATTGGATCTTCATACAGATCGGCCGTTTGATCGGTAAAGCCATACAGAACACTAAACTGCAATTGACTCACAGAGAAGTCTTGCGGTGTCAGAGTCTCAGCATTAGGAGTAACGCCCTCTGATGTTTGCTGTGCCTGTGCATACGTTGCCGAACGATCGGCCGTTGTTGCATCAGGGAAGAAAATGTTTGGATTAGAAGTCGTAGCGCCTTTTGGCAACCAACGCCGATATTTAACTGTAGCACCAGTATTTTTCTTGCGTGAATCCATCATGCCCACAGTACCCAAAACAATCTTTGGTTGAGCATGTCCCAAGATACGACCAAGCGCAACACCAATACGCTGTGCCGATAAGTCTAACGTTTGAATAGTCATTTAATTTATTCCTTAATATCCGTTCATAATGCGCTTCTGTTCCTCACGCATGGCTTGCGCTATTACTTCATCTTCTGAAAGTAATTCGTGCGCACCAGTACGCTTTCCAGTTGGAAGCACCGCTTTTTCAAGTTTTTTGTTGATGCTTGGTTTTGCTTGTTGAGTTTCTTTGGTTGTCTGGTCGTCTTCTTTCGGCTTGATTGATTCTTTGAACTTTGTGATTACTTGAGAGATGGCAGATATGTCATCGCTATTGAACACAACTTCACGAACATCATCATCCTGTTTACTAACCCATTCACCAAATGCAGGATTGCTCCATTCAATAACATCGCCAACACCAGGTATTGTTTTGGTATCCCATGCAGCAACAGACTGCCAATCATTGTGAACACGACTCAACTCATTCAACGCAATTTGTTTAACTTGACCTGCCAATTTGCTGGTAGTATCTTTTATGTCATTCAATCGCGGATCGTCTTGCGGTTCTTGCTTGACTGTTTCTTGTTGCTTTGTCTCAACACTTGCACCAAATGCATCCGTTAAATCATTCGCCAATGCTTCGGCTAGTTCCGGGTATTGCTCACTAATACGCTTCAATTGCGTAGGAGTAATACTTTTCACCGCTTCACGTCTTTGGCTTTCTACTTCTGATATCTTGCGCTTCAAGTGACTCAGCTCATTACCGTATGTACCGTTGGTTTTATCCAGCGCACGCTCGAGCTTTTGTATCCTATCCAACGCAGCTTGCAATTGTTCCTGTGCAGTAGGTTCAACTTTCTCAGGTTTTTTGTTATCCTCATCATCCTGTGCCGCAGGTTCCTGATCTTTAACCTCTGGCACAGGTTCTTTAGGCGATTGTTCACTAATCAAGGGCGATTCTGAACCGTCCATTAGTGACTTCATTTCCTGACTCTTGGCTAACTCAATTACCTGATCTTCTGTTGGTTCTACTGTTTCAACTTTCATTATTGGCCTCTCGGTCGATTAAAATAAAAAAGCCGCTCAAGGCGGCCATAAATAAAAACCACCCATGGTGCGCATCGTTGAGAGGCGTAGGTGGTGTTGTTAATTATTTCTTTACTTACTATATTTATTCTTAGATTCCTTGGCTTTGCTCAATGCGATAGCCACGGCTTGGCGTTGTGGTCTGTTTCCTTCCTTCATCTCAGTAGCAATATTCTTGCTGATAGTATCTTTTGAATACCCTTGTAATAGTGGCATAGTTACTTCTCAAACAATCTTTCTTTAAGTAAATATGCTTCTAATACCCATATTTTATTTCTTGCATCATCTTTGGATATTTTTTTGCCAAGATCATAATCAAAATTCTCTATACTTACACATGAGCTTTCCCCTCTAACAGTAAACCCATTTCTTAGAGTTAGCTCACATATCATCGTTCTTCTACTTGGAAGAACAGTAAAAGTCTCTTCCTTTATGGAGTTATTAATATCATCAATTGTGATGCGTGGAGCAACCAATCCTTTCTCAATTATTTCTTTTTCTATCTCTTCATCTTTATTCATTACTTTCTCCTATAACTTCAACAAACTTTTATACACCGCAATCTCTGCTCTTATCTTCAATGTCTGCTTGTCATCAAGTTCAGTGTTATCATTGCGGTCACGCAGGTCGGTTATTCTCTTCTCAAAGTATTCACTTAACTTGCGCCATAACGGATCAGATCGTTCAACACCACTCAATTCAAACTTGTTTGGCGGGTTCATTTAATTAAAGCCAATCTTTCATAACATGCTTTAATTATTTTCGCATCATATAAAGCGTTATGTTTGTTACCATCTATTTTTATTCTCGCAAATTCTTCTCTATTGATATCAGGATCAACACCTTTAATTTTCATTAAAGTGCTAATATCAAATGGAATGTATCCAATATTCTTTGGTAAATTAAATGCATGCTTAAATATGTTGTTGAATAATACCCAATCATAAGCTAAACAATCTGACCATATTTCTATATTACCAAACTGTTCCAGCCATTTCCGCAATGCAAACATGACATGATCGCTATTGCCAAGCACGAGATTAGAGTCATACCTTCTTGCGGTATCATCGCTGATCCATACTGCGCTGGCTATCAAAGCATCTTCTTTAACATACAGTTTATCAATTACGTTAGATTGCAGCCAATCATCAATCTGACTTTTATCATAATCAGTAAACTCAGCATAAAAGAAAACATCATCATCTGTTACCATTCCAAGAGATACTAGAGTTGTATCTTTATGCAACCCTGTAAATTCTGTATCAAGGAATATCTTCATCGCTGGAATGCCTCGCCATCAGGCGCACGTCCTTGCGGCTCAACTGGCGGAGTCAACATCTGCTTAGGTGTCTGTGTCATTGATGCAAGCTCCTTCTGTACGTTTAGCTTCATTGCATCGCTCGTAAGTTTTGCTTTTGTCTCATCAAGTGAAATCTGTTGTTTAGTTGAGTATTCCAGTATTGCTAAGTCTTTCTGCAATTGCAGCTTGATGTTCTCTTGCTCCAATAACTTCATCTTGTATTCATAATCAAGTTGACTGCGTTGCGCTACGCTTTGTTGAAATAACGCATCCCTATCTTGATCTGATTGAACTTTCTGTATTTCAACCTGATTGCTCATCTGTGCTTTTTGCAGTTCTGTTTGAGCGCGTATCTGAGCGGCCTGAACTTGAGGCGCTGGCTGTTGCTGAGATATTCTTTGCTTCTCTTCTTCAGTCATTTCAAACTTGGCTGGCTCGAAACGTTTAGCGCGCAGAAGTTCTTGCATTGTTTTAGCTGGTGACACACCAAACGCAGGATTTAAAGAGAATTGCAGCAATTGCAACATCTCCATTTCCTGTATCTCGCGCTCAACTAATGCACTAGAACCAATAGCCTGTATCTGCAAGTCGCATTTATCTTGATCATCACCGTACAGCAATAGCCATTCGTGATAACGTTTAATATGTCGTTCTGTTACGTTCTCATCATAAATGCGTGCAATCCTACGCAATAACGCCGATGCATTACGATGCAGCAATTCCATCCCGCCCACGGTATCCGGAGCTGAGCCCTGCTGACCTTGCAACAGGAAGTTAATCCCGGTTGAGTCCTCTGCCATCTTGGTAGCCAATTGCATATTAGCGACTAGCTCGGCTTGCATAGTTGGAGCAGCTAAGAACTGAATTGATTCATTGATGTTCTTAACTACTTCATCAGTCAGCCACCAGACTTTACCTTTCTTTATCTCCCACTGCTTGTTCTCTGGCTCTATCCCATCACGGCGAATAGCAATCATAGGAATAGCAGCAAGTCCCATGTTATCAACCAGGTTGCGCGCTGATACAGTCATAAACTGTTGCGATTCACGCATTTGCCTAGACACGCCAATACCCCAAGGCATATTTGCGACACGCTGCCACACCATTACATCATAAGGAAATGTTGTATCTAGTGGGCTTTCATGGCCCTTGATAATGGTATCATTGACCATAACAATAACGAACATGCGGAAGTCTGCGCACTCGTCATCATCTTCACCTTCAATTCCTTGGTCGTCATCATCAAATATCTGTGTTTGTTCTACATCAATCCAGCCGGTGTAGTACCAAACCTCAAACATATCTTCTGACTTTGTTTTGCCAGAACCATCGGTATATTTCTTTCCAGGCCCTTCTTCGATAACTTTCTTGATTGCATCAGAGAAATATCCAAGTTCAGGAGAGTTTGCAAACTCGTTTAAATCCTTGGCTGTGATGTAATCACGCTCGAATACAAACTCACCATCCTGGATATCTTCACCGCAGTTAGGATAATCTGGAAAGAAATCCCAGATATCGATTGCTTTGGTTGACGGAACAACCTCTTCAATTATCTCAAGCGTGTTATTGTAAAACGCTTTTGTCTTGCGCTTTTGCGGGAATGGCCCTTTCAGTACGCCAGTTCCAAGACGACCAGACGATTCTATAACCTTTCTGCACTCTGCATGATAGCGAGTTTCAACTAACCAATCCTTTATCCTGTTCTCTGCGCGCTCTTCACGTTCTGCATGATCTGATGTTTGCTCATAATCCTGTTGCAATACTTGACCGTTTTGGTCTATAACATTACCCTTGCCAGCATTCTCTATGTAATCTGGTACAGGTGTCTTATCGGCTGACCAGTTCCAGTCCCCAGCAGGTAACAGGATATCTCCCATGCGAGCGGTAGCAGAGTCAACAAACTGCCTGGTAATATTGAAGAATGCAGTACATTGATTCTGGTTCTTTCCACCAGCAGCATTCGACATAATGCCGCCATCAGTTGACCGTGACTTGGTATACTTTGGCTTTAAACCGCCACGATTGAACTCATCTATACCTTCATAGTTATGCTGATCCTCTTCCCATACTTGTTCAACACCACTAGCACGGCGAGCTTTAACAACCTCATCACGCTTCTTTGAGATAACTTTACTTAGTGCATCAAGCTGTCTTTGCTTTTCTTCTTCGCGTTTTTTCTTTAGTTGATCATGAATGTTTAATATCTCTTGCAAATCTGGCGGCAATTCTTCCGCTATTTCTGCTTCCATTATTTCCATTAACCACCCATGCCAGAAACGGTTGTACCGAATGTTGTGAAGTTTGTATTCTGCGAGCGTCTTTCTGTTTCATTAGTCAGCTCATCAGCCACCAATGAAAGATACCTGAAACAATCAGCGCCGTGCGAATACTGATCATGCACTGGAGAACCAGGCTCTTGCGTTGCTCTATTGATCGAACGCTTGTATCGTTTTAAACACTCAATCAGTCGTGCAGACTTGTTTTTATCAAAAACCATCTGTCTAAACGACATCCTAGCGATTTTAATTCCATCCTCGATAGGTATGTTCTGGGTAATTTTGACCTTTCTACCAAATTTCTCAAGAATCTTTTTGGCACTTAAACCAGTTTTGAAGTCCCCATGTTCACCATCATGAGGAAGAAAATCATATCCCCAGTTATATCTTTTGTTCTGTAGCTCTCCAACATACCAGTCAAGAGTCTTATGATCTTCTTCAATCACTTCGATGATGCCAATCTCATTACGCACGCGCTGTGCCAAGATGATAAACATTGAATCATTCCATCCCAAATCCCATATGGCATGAACTTTCAACAAAGGATTGTAAGGAACGTTACACACACGACCATCACGTATCGCAGAATCTACTTCCTTGGCATAGATAGCACCAATAACCGAAGATCGGCACTTGCCTTCCCATATCGTGGGGTAATCCTCTGGATCAACAATTTTGCAACGCTCTCGCTCTTTCTCCAATACCTCTGGAAACCAGGGATTGTCAGAATAATTAATTTCTACCGATACGCAATCATCAGGTGGATTAACCACGAAGCGCATATACGTTTCATCAGTATCCAGTTCAGGATTGAATGTTACCCATATCTCAGATCCATCCTTGCGAATGGTTGGAACAAGAATATCCCATGAACGCTTTGATACCGTCTGTGCTTCCTCAATCCACACAATATCGCAACCTTCAAACGATTTGATTGTTGCTACTGTATGATCAGACAGGCCAGAAAAACTTATGTGCGTACCATTGCGACCACGTATCTCAGTCTCGAACACTTCATATTCATTCTCAAGTCCAAGCTCTATGATCTGATCGCACAATAATTTGTGCACAGATTGCTTGATTGACTTTTGAATTTCACGAGCGCAGAGAATGCGCAAAACCTCATCAGCACCAATAATCAGCAATGCTCTAGCAAAGCTCCATGACTTTGCGCTTCCCCTGCCGCCGTATGCGACCTTGTATCTGCAACGATCAAACAGAAATTGCAGTTTCTTGGGGAATGAAGCATTAACCTCAATCTCAGGCATCAATGAAATTCACCTTGATATTTACCCGTTTGTTAGTATCAACGCTTACTTCATCATCGATCTTGCGAATCTTGCGCTGCAATTCTATCAACGTCTTTAGAGTCTCTGAGAGCTTTTTGATACTATCTGTCCTTCCACCAAATGAAATAACCTTTTGGTAAATATCATTCAGCTTATCATTTCCATTCTTGTCTTCTGATCGAAGAATATCTCCAATCTTCTCGAATATCTCTTTATTCTCTACCTGTGTTCTTAACTCAAACAACATTGAATCAACAATAGATAAGCTATCATCAACACGTTCAGATTGCTTTGTTATAATCATCGCATTATCATTAGCGACAAACTCAACAACATCCTCTTCGTTTTCTGGAGTTAAAAGAGAACTCGGTTCGCGCACCATCAAAGCCTTGCGTACCTTGTCATCAGACTTCAATCTGATTCTCTCGGTTAAATCTCTACTCCACTTGTCTCGCTTTGCTCTCTTGCGAATAGCGGCTTCTGTTATCTT